CGGGTAGGCAAGACGTAAAACCGTACAAACCAACTATTCATGTGTGAGTGAACACGTAGAAAAACGTAATTGAGAGGATGGTCAGAATATGACAAGAAAAGAATTAGAACCAATGGGGTTATCCAAGGAAAATGTAGACGCAATCATCAAAATCAATGGGGATGACATTGAAAATGCAAAGACTGCCGCTAATACCGCACACACTACTGAAATTCAGAATCTACAGACTGAAATTACAGGATTAAAGGGTCAGGTCAAGGAACGTGATACACAGCTTGAAACTTTGAAATCATCCACGGGTGATGCAGAAGCAATGAAGACACAGATTGCTGATTTGCAGGCTGAGAACACCAAGACCAAAGAAACCCATGAATCTGAAATGAACCAGTTAAAAATTGATTTTGCTGTTGAAAAAGCATTGACCGGAGCAAATGCAAAGAATGCTAAGACGGTCAGACCACTGCTTGACCTGACAGATGCCAAACTGGACAAGGACGGAAATGTGAAGGGCTTACAGGAACAGATTGACAAGCTGGTTGCCGATGACGGAACCAAGTTCCTGTTTGAAGCGCAGCAATCACAAAATCAGCAAACCTTTAAAGGTTTTCAGCCGGGGGTATCTGGTTCCACAAAACCGGGAACGGAAGTTGATACCTCTAAAATGAACTATGATGAACTTTGTGCTTATTTAGCAGAAAACCCGGATGCTAATTTAAGCGAATAATCGAATAAGCGAGTAAAAGAAAGGAAGGTAAAAAATGCCTAACACAAAATTTGATAGTAAAAGTTTTAACCCGGAAGCGTTTAAGTATATGGTCGGCAGAGTGCCGAACCTTCATATGCACGAGATTAAAAGGTCAAGAGCACTTGCGGGAAATCCTGACATTAAAGCAGTCTTTAGTAGTCAGGGCGGTACAGCCTACGCGCGTATTGCAATGCGTGGTCTGTTGGATGGCGATGCGGTCAATTATGACGGTCAGACTGATATTATTGCCACCAATACAAAGACCTTTGAACAGGGTGTTGTTGTAGTTGGTCGTGCCAAAGCATGGGTTGAAAAAGATTTTTCCTATGATATTACAGGCGGTGTTGACTTCATGCAGAATGTCGCGGAGCAGGTCGCAGATTATAAGGATGGTCTTGATCAGGACACGATTATTTACGTATTAGACGGTATATTTGCTATGAAGGGTACGAAGAATGAGGAATTTGTAAAAAAGCATACCTATGACGTGACGGAGAAGGTTGAAGGTAAAATGTCTGCAACCACGCTGAATAGTGCAACCAATAAGGCTTGCGGAGCGAACAAGAAGAAGTTTACTCTGGTGTTTATGCACAGTGATGTAGCAACAAACCTTGAAAATCTGAATCTTGTTGCACACCTGAAATATACCGACAAAGACGGCATTCAGCGGGAACTTGACCTGTACACTTGGAATGGCAAGCTGGTGGTTATTGATGACGATATGCCAACCAAGGAACAGGAGGGGTTCTATACCAAGGGGAAAGCAACGGATGCGGGAGCATTAGAAATTGTTGCTGATGATGCGGAAACAGTGATACCGGGTAAGCAGATTAAGCTTGCAGACGTTACCCCGGTAGCAGATAGCTACACTACCCCGGCAATAGGTAATTTTGTGGTGTTCATTGATGCGTTCACGGAGTATACAACCTATGTACTGGGTAACGGTTCAATCTCCTATGAAGATTTGGGGGCAAAAGTACCTTATGAAATGAACCGTAATCCGTCAAAAAATGGCGGTGAAGATACATTGTATACCCGTCAGAGGAAGGTATTTGCACCGTTTGGTATTTCTTATGAGAAGAAAAATCAGGCTTCCTTATCACCAAAGGGTACAGAACTTGCTATGGGTGAAAACTGGACTCTGGTACATTCTGGTGAATCGGTTGCTGCAAACCGTAGTTACATCGATCATAAAGCAATTCCGATTGCACGGATCATGTCAAGGGGTTAAGAAAGGTCAGGTGACCGATAATGTTTGACGTTGATACGGTAAAAGAACGATTAAGATCATTTGGATATGAGGTCAAGGTGGGTGATGAATTTGCCTTGACCTTTTGTATTGAAAAAGTCCGCAGCACCATAAAGAACGAAACAAACCAAATAGATGTACCCACAGAATTGGATTACATTGCCATTGATATGGTGGTGGGTGAATTTCTGCTCTCCAAAAAAACCTTTGCACCGTCAGACCTTACCACTTTTGACTTTGATTATGCAGTCAAGCAGATACAGACCGGGGACACTAATACTGTATTTGATGTTAGTGGAACTCCTGAACAAAGGCTAAACACTTTCATCAACTACCTTTTATCCTACGGAAAGCCTGAATTTGCGGCATTCAGACGGATAAAATGGTGACCCTACTGGAAGTAGCACAGGGGGCTGCACGGAAAGCCATTGAAAGCACCTATCAGGGTGTGTTGGTGGTAACAGAGCATAAAAAGGTGACGGACGAAAAGACAAAGCTGACCAGTTATAAGGATGTGATTAAGCTTAAGAACCAACCCTGTAAATTGTCTTTTGAACGGTTGCAGACAGCAGTTCAAAGTGAATCAGCCGCATCCGTTACACAGATCACAAAGCTGTTCCTATCCCCGGATATTGAAATCAAAGCGGGGTCAAAGATAACTGTTACACAGGCAGGGGTCACTGCTGATTATACATCTAGTGGAATCCCGGCAGTGCACCCCACCCATCAGGAAATCATACTTGAGTTGTTCAGGGGGTGGGCTTAATGGGTAAAATGGGGAAATTTGATATGCGGGGTCTAAAGGAATTTCAGAAGCAGTTGGAAAAGCTGCAAGACCAGAATGCATTTGTGGAATCGTGCGCAAAGGAACTTGCTGCAAGGCTGTTGAGATTAGTCATTAAAAGAACACCCGTGGGTGACTACTCACAGGAAATTGAAGTTACTGCAAAGCGTGATTCAAAAAATCACAAAAGAGGTGACGTTTACAAGAAAAAAGTGAATTCAAGTGGTAAGACGGGTGGAACGTTAAGACGTGGATGGACTGGAAGCAAAGGACAGTCTGCACAAGAATATGCAGAATCATTAACGGTTCACCACTTTGGTGACACCTATGTGATTGAAATTGTGAATCCGGTTGAGTATGCATCTTATGTCGAATACGGACATAGGACACGGAATCACAAAGGATGGGTCAAGGGACATTTCATGATGACGATTTCTGAACAGGAACTTCAAAAAATTGCACCGGGGGTACTTGAAAATAAAATTAAAAAGTATTTTGGGGGTTGCGTGTAATGATTAATTCAATAATTGAAGCAATCAGTATTTCCTTGAATACTGAATTTGGTGACGGATATGAAACACACATGGAAGAAATCAAACAAGACTTGAACGAGCCTTGTTTTTTTATCTCCTGTCTGAACCCTACTACTGAACTTTTCCTTGGAAAGCGGTATTTCCGGCAAAACCAGTTTGTGATTCAGTATTTTCCTAAATCAGATGATAAACAGAGGGAATGTAATAACGTTGCGGAAAGACTGATGTGGTGCTTGGAATACATCACTCTGGATGGGGATACCATCCGTGGAACAAAAATGAAGTATGAAGTGATTGACGGTGTATTGAGCTTCTTCTTGAATTATGACTGTTTTGTTTATAGGTTAGAAGAAAACACCTCTATGGAGGTTATAGAATCAGCCACCAACGTGAAAGAAGGTGATTAGTTTGGCGGGAAGAAAAAAGGCAACGGATGTGACAGCGGAAGTTCAAAGTGTTCCGATTGAGTTCAACAAGGAACAGATTTTTGCATCTGCAAAATACCGCAATAACAGGGATCTGGTGGATGCCCTTCTTGATGAAAAGAAAAAGTACACAACTGACACAGTTGACAAATTAATAGAAAATTACATGAAAGGTAAGGTGAAATAAATGGCTTTAGGTGGTGGAAGTTTTACTACACAAAACAAAACACTTCCCGGTGCATACATCAATTTTGTATCGGCAGCGTCTGCATCCGCAATGTTGTCTGACAGAGGTGTTGCAACCATGCCCCTTGAACTGGACTGGGGTATTGAAGATGAAGTGTTTGAAGTCACCAATGAAGATTTTCAGAAGAATGACCTGAAAATTTTTGGTTATGCTTCTGACAGTGAAAAGTTGAAAGGTCTGTCAGATTTGTTTCTTGGTGCAAGAACCTTATATGCGTATCGCCTGAACAGTGGTGGTGATAAAGCGGCAAATGAGTTTGCTACTGCATTATACGGTGGCACACGTGGGAATGACCTGAAAATTGTGATTCAGGCTAATACGGACGATTCCGCAAAGTTTGACGTGGTAACGTACCTTGGGACGGTAAAGGTTGATGCACAGACCGTTGCAACGGCAGCAGACCTTATTGCAAATGATTATGTGACATTTAAGGCAGATGCGACACTTGCAGAAACGGCATCCACACCCCTGTCAGGGGGTGCAAATGGCACTGTTTCGGGAACTGCACATCAGGCATATTTGGACAAGGTGGAATCTTACACATACAATACCATGGGTGTTGTGGTAACGGATGAAATTACAAAGAAGCTATATGTGGCATTCAATAAGCGGTTGCGTGATGAACTGGGTATCAAGTCCCAGTTGGTCATTTATAATTATGCTGCTGATTATATGGGTGTTATCAGCGTAAAGAACAAAGTCACTGATGCAGCTTGGTCAGAAGCATCCCTTGTGTATTGGGTAACGGGTGTAGAATGCAGTTGTCCAGTGAATAAGTCCTGTCAAAACAAAAAGTATGACGGTGATTTTTCTGTTGATACTGCTTATACACAGAATCAGTTGATTACTGCAATCAAAGCGGGTGAACTGGTACTTCACAAGGTCAATTCTGATGTACGGGTACTTGAAGATATTAACAGTATGGTAACCACCTCTGACACACAGGGGGATGTATTCAAGGATAATCAGACCATCAGGGTCATTGACCAGTTGGGGAATGATGATGCGGTGCTGTTCAACACTAAGTATTTGGGTGTTGTACCAAACACCGCATCCGGCAGAATGTCCCTTTGGTCCGACTTGGTAAAAATACGTCAGATTTTACAAGAACTTGGGGCAATCGAAAACTTTACAGATTCTGATGTTTCCATTGCACAGGGAGATACTAAAAAAGCAGTTGTAGTTACTGGTGCAGTTGAAGTTGTGAATGCAATGGGTAAATTGTACATGACTACAACGGTTAAGTAGGAAGGGGTGAAAAAGAATGCAAAATAACATTACTATGAAAGCACGTGATACAATCGCTGCAAAGTTAGCGGAATGCTTCCTGACCATTGGGACACGCAGATACAACTTCATGCAGATGATTGAAATGGAAGCCAAGGTTGAGAAAACAAAGACCCCAGTTCCCCGCCTTGGTGCAATTATGTTAGGTCATAAAAGTTGCGGTATGGAAGGTACTTTTTCTGGTACGGCACATTATAACCAGTCAGTATTACGTCAGGTACTGCTTGACTATAAAAACACCGGTGAAGATATATATTTTGAAATGCAGATCACCAACGATGATCCTACCAGCGGGGCGGGTAGGCAGACAATAATTCTGTATGATTGCAATACGGATGGTGGTGTACTTGCGAAATTTGATGCAGATGGTGAGTATTTAGATGAAGAAATTGAAGGAACTTTTGAAGATTTCTCTATGCCGGAATCCTTTGCAAACCTAACCGGATTTCTTACCAATTAAACAGTTGAAAACCCTTGTGTGGCTTTTATATTAGGTCATATAAGGGGTTTTTTATTATTCAACCAACAACAGAAAGGAAATGACAAAAATGTCGAAATTTAGCCAATTTATGAAGGCCAACAAAGTCGAGAAGAAAAATGAAATGTACGCACCCACTGATTCCTTAATGGATAAAAACGGCGAAGCCCTGAAATGGGAGTTCAGGCACATTGGGTCAAAAGAAAATGAAGCGATGCGTGATTCCTGTACCGTAGAAGTTCAGGTTACAGGAAAGCCAAATTTGTTCAGACCTAAATTGAACACCTCAATGTACTTGTCAAAGATGATAGTTGCATCTACAGTGTTCCCGGATTTGTATGATGCAGAATTACAGGATTCGTATGGAGTCAAGACTCCGGAAGAATTGCTGTATGCGCTGGTTGATAACCCTGGCGAATATTCTGAATTGTGTGCATGGATTCAGAGGTTCCAGGGATTTGCGAAAACGTTAGATGAAAAGGTGGAAGAAGCAAAAAACTAATAGAAGAAGGGGATGGGGAATCAAATTATGCTTACTATGCCCTTCATAAACTTCACATACTGCCATCTGTTTTTTTGGAAATGGATGAACAGGAAAAAGC